CAATACCCAACCTATTATTCGTATCGTCCCAAAACAAGTTAGCGTTATCCTGCGCTATCGTTGTGCCGTTGCTGAATAGAACGCTTCCGCTTGTCAAGGCAGGAAGGTTGAACTTGCCGTTGAACGTAGTCCAATCAGCAGAACTCAAAGCACCTCTGTTCGTTGCTGAAGCAGTAGGAAGGTTGAACGTGTGCGTACTTGTCGCAGACGAAATACCGAAGTCTGTCCCTGCTGTTCCCGTTGCGAAGTTTTGCACCTGTGCCGTTAAGCCATTTAACGCAGTCAATCCCGTTGAGAATGTCGTTATGACTTGCGAAAGGTTACTATTCTCGGTGTGAAGTTTAATTGTCCTTCCCGAGTTGTTTACCCATATTCTAACCGCTAACCTATCCGTTAATGCTAACGTCGTTTGTGGTACTGCTATCGCGCTAACATAAAGGTGCGTTGCCGTTCCGTTCGTTATGCCTTCTGGATTAGCTGAACCCGACGCAATCAAAGATAATGTCGTGCCGTCCCACTTGTATAATTCAATGTAATATGAAGGACTGCCGCCATTACTCGATGCGCTGAAATATGTTTCGAAGTTCCAATTTCCTGCTGGTATTTCTAATAGGTTTGGAACGTTAGCGTCTGTGATAAAAGATTGAATGTAGCCATTCGTTGCAATGGTGAAATCTGTTCCTGCACCTAAGATAGGTGTTCTGTCCATTTCTCTAAAAGCAACACCGCCAAATGTACCTTGCGACACGGAACCATTTAGATAGAATGACAATGAAGCACCACCGCCTGTTGAAGAAGGGAAGGTTGCAAGGCTTCCGTCACCTCTTACATATTGCGATACCGTTCCTGCACCTGTTACAGCTATATCTCCAGACGAAGTAATTGGACTATTCGCCACACTAAATGCAGAAGGCATTGTTAAACCTACCGAAGTAACTGTTCCCGTTGGTATAGTTGGCTTGTTGTCAAGGTCGTTGTAATCATTCGAGAAACCAACCGCGCTGATGTCGGCTGTGTTCGCCTTCAACAAAATTTCTTCTTGTAGGTCGTCGATTGCCGCTTCGATGTCTATAATCGTTTGACAATCTCCAATCGTTTCACACGTCAATCCTATTTCGTCGGTCAACAAGTACCAACCGCGCACCCCTTCGTCATTCGTTCCATAGTAGTAGTTAGGCGAAGGTTCTGCCTCGTCGTTAACTAAAGAAACATTTCCGTTTTCGTCGCGAGTGATTGAATCGATGAAGGTCAAGATTGATCCTGTGCCACCTGTTGAAGATTCGAAGAAATCGTTCCATTCGGCAGGAATAGAACACGCGTCCCAATAGTAAGGAACAAGAAGGTCAAGGCTAACCGTCCAACCTGTAAGCGTATGCTGAAACTCTTCAAGGAATGGTTCAAGGCTTACGTTGTTAACCGTGATTAAGTCACCGAACAAAACGCGGTGGTTTGTAATCTCAGCAATTAAGTCTTCTGCTATTCGTTGAAGGTCTGATAACGCTTCACGTTGGTATTCGCTCTTGTCTTCTTTGTCGCGTGGTAAGTCGGCAAGGACAATCTGAAAAGAGAACGTCTTCATTCCTTGCGAATACGTCACGTTTGAAGGGATAACGTGCATAAATGGATACTCGCCAAACTTTTCAAGGTCGGAAACCTCGATTTGTCCGTGTGAAAATCTTTTCAGTATAAAGTGTCCAGAAGCAAATGCTTTGAACCTATCGATGAGAGCGTTGTAACTTTGTACGTTCGACATAATTATAATCAATTAGGTAAGTCATAAATGTAAATATTTCCCAAGCACTTTTTTCCGTAATTGCGTCCAACTTTGTTATATCGCGTCCGCACGCTTCCATAAAAAGGTGGTACCAACCGTAGCGTCCCAACACCTGGTTTAGGTTGTCTCTGTCTTCAATTGCTCCGTCAACTCCTCCGTCAACTTCTTCACCTCTGTCTCCAAATAGTCGAGCGAAGTGTTGCTTAGTTCGTTGAGCAAAGTCGAAAAAAAAAGCATCGCACCGTTGAATTGTTCGAGCGTCATCTGTTCAACGTACCCCTCAACTAACTCTCTGTTTTGTTTGCTGTGTGGTACAATTGTGTACTTTGAACCCACGCGTTTGTCGATAGGTCTGTAAAGCGTTCCCATTATCTTGACCATATTGGTTGACACGTCAGAAGCCCAGGTTGAGATGTCAGCGTACTCACCCATACTGATTGAATAAAGGTCGGGAATGAAACCGAAATCTTTGTCCTTGATCGTAATCGTTTCAAAGAACTTCGCGCTTTCGTTCAATAATGTTCCTTCAAATGCTTGGATTAACGTCGGCAAGTGTTGGAAGGGAATCTGCTCCGCCTGTTCTTTCAGTAGGTTACTAATACTAACCAACTTGTCGATGTCGTTCTTCGCGTTGTGGTAGTCAACGTATTGCTTGACACTAATCGAAGAATAGTCAGCGGGTATACTTACTTTTATGCTCATTTATTCGTATTTATTCGTTTATGATCCGCAATACAAACATCCTTCGTCGTCATCGTCGATAGTGTTCGCTTCGTTATATATGCGTATTGCTTCCATTTCAATTTGCTCTTTCGTCCACTCTGGATTGAAAGCGCGTATTTGAGATTTTAGAAAGTTTAATTTGTTTTCGCTCATTTTATACTATTAATTGTTCAACGTCTATGTTGTGTTCTCGCAGTAGTCCGCGAATGTATTCAAACACCTCTTCAATCCCTTCCTGATACGCGCCTTCTTGCCTGTCGTTGTACTTGGTAAATTTGCGGTAACCGTTTATCTGTAACTCCCAAAGCATCATTGCCATATCGAGCGCTTTAATCATTCGTGTGTATTCGAAACGATCGTCGAAGTCGGTAAGGTCGAAGGTTAGTGTTGCTTTGCTCATAACTTGTCGTTGATTATTATTTGTACTGGTGCTTCGCTGTCACCTGCGTGAACTGTTCTCGCCTGTTTAGGTTTGAAGTATTCCAACATTGCAAGGTAGTGGTGCAAATAGTCTTCGTCGTCCATTGAGTGCAAGACAGTCATTGCCCTCTCCGCTCCTTGCGTCACAACGTACTCACCTAATTGATGCCACATTTCAGTCTTCTTATTTACTGAACCTTCTGGACGTCCTTTTGGATTACCGCTTTTGCCTTTCTCAAATTTCATTTTTTTCCTGTTTTTGACCTGCTAACAACAGCTAAAATGTAAATATAACAACTACCCTAATTTACCCTTGTAATGGTTAATAAGTTGCTCCATTTTGCTATCGTAGTATTTCGAGAATGTTTTAAATCCGTCGTTGTCTTGTTCGAATAGTCTGAATAGAACACCACGCAAACGTTGTGAAGGCTTCTTAAGCGTATCTTCTAACTCAGACTTGAGACTTTCTACTGCGTCCAGTTCTTCGCGCTTAAAATCTTCATCTTTGAAGGCAAGATAACCGAATTGATTTGCTATTGTGAATAGTTCTGACGCTTGAGCAGGACTTAACTCATTCGTTCCAAAGGTTAGTTTAAGCGTCTTGTCCTTTCGCGTACCTACGCTTTCAAGTTGAGCTGGTATTAATATCATTTATTTTCGATTATTTCAATTTCTTTCAATGTGACACAAGGATTATTTTTGTTATAAGTAAAAGCGTAATCTTTACCTGCTGTTTTACACATATATTGTGCGTGTGCATAAAAGTAATCAAATGCTTGTTCGTGTGTTTTAAATTCTGCATTCCAAAGAATGTCACCTTTGTATTTTGCTCTTACGATGTATGTCATTTTATGTCATTAAATTTATAAGTAGGTCACTAAATATGCAAAGAAAAGAAAAGAACAAAGAAAACGTGTAAGCACTATAAAGAAAGAACAAAAGAAAAAGCTCCCCCGAAAAAGATTACTCTCGCTCTTAAAAGAGCAGTTACACGATCCAAGCATTGGTTTATTGCAAGTGTAGTCATTGGTTACTTCGCTGTGACTTACGAAGGCGGTTTGTGTTCTTATCCAGTTTGTTTCATTTAGTTCAAAAAAATAACCCCCAATTGTTTTTAGTCGTCAAACCTAAAACAAAAGAGGGTTAGCTTGTGAGGTTTGACAATACAAATATACTTTGAAGATTATTTGTAACGTCAAATAGTTTTCAGTTTCTAATTGTTTAAATCAACATCAACATCCTTCATTGATTCAAGAAACGTATTAATGTCTTTCTTGACGCACGGAGGACACGTAGAACGCTCATTGAACGATCCTGTGGCCTTATCCTTGAACGAATAGAACTTAAGCATATCTTTCTGTTCCAAACGTCCCTGGGCTTTCATATCGAGCAAGAATCGTTTGAACTCGATTTGTTCTTCCATTGAAAGAACACCGTCCCATTTAGACGCAGGACAAGAAGCGAAGGCTAACTTTGCTTTGATAGGCATAACACAGCCACAAAGTTTAATCGACTTACGACGGAATAGGACTTCGGTTTCTACTTCTTCGCCCACGATCAATGGCCCGCAGCTTTGTGTTGAGGCTTCGAAGAATTTACAGGTGCGACAGATTTCTAACCTGCGCTTATACTCGTTACTTTTTGCGAATAACATTTGCTCTTATTTTTTGTTTGATATTGTCTATTGTTCTGTAAAGGAATGGCATTGGAATACCAGTCTGTTTTGAAAGTTCTCGGTAGGTGAACCCCTCAAAGATATATTCTTGAAATATTAGCCTCTCAAACTCGCTCAGTCGACTAATAAGAATGTCCAGTTGCTCGTTAGTCATTCTTGCGCCTAACCAAGTCTTGTCCACTTCGTGCGCATACTCTTTGAAGTCACGTCGGTTTCTGTTCCAGGCTATCGTTTGCTTGTAAAATGGAGAGGTTGGTGAGTTAACTGCGAGATACATTACACGAATAAGATAGAACTCGAAGTCGCCTGTGTCGATTAGATTCTCGATGTGTTTCGAACCAAACATAGAAAGCAAAGAATCGTGCAGCAAGTCTTCGTAGTAATCTTCGCCTCGCGAAATGTTCTTCGCAAGTTCTTTGAACTTTTTGTAATGTCCTTCTATGTAGTGGTCAAGTGTCAACTGTTGAAGTATTCATCTATTACTTTGATTGCTTCCTCGCTACCTTTACAAATATAAGAACAATACCCTCTGTTTCTCAATTGCTCCTGCCAACGCTTTTGTTCTGGCGAAGCAGTACCACCTTTCTCCTTCTTCATCTCTATTGCAAGACCGTGAAACTCACCGCGTGGCTCGTAAATGAATAAGTCGGGAAAGCCTTTGACGTAACCGGTACGCTTCATCTTGATCGCTTGTAAGTAACTCGTTCGCATTCCACCTGCGGAAGCGCAATACAACGCGTCGGGATATGCTAAACGAAGGTACTTGATAACGATTTCTTGTTGATTCGATTCAGATTCGAGCGTCGTTTTACGTCTTGAAGTACTTTTTTTGTATGTTTTCTTAAAAGTTTTTACGTTCATTTACAATCAGTTAGAAATTATTTTCAATTTATTTTTATTTTTTTGTTGTGTATTCAAAAGTTTAGCATATATTTGTATCACAATTAACAACAACACCAAAGATAAACAAAATGAAAACAACGCTCAACATCAACTCAAATCTTCAAGTAGTAGTAGAAATTTCAGAAGGTAACGTATTCGTTCAAACAATTACAAGTTACGACAAAAGAAGTTATTTCTACAACACAGTAAGCGAAGCAATTCAAAACACTTGTATCGTTCCATTACAGAAGTACTTACTATCAATCTAATAATAAAACAACATAAAACCCAAAACACAATGAACACAGTAACATTTTACAAACACAACGTTAGAATTCAAGAATTCACATTCGCTACTGAAAAAGAAGCTGTTGATTGTATGCTTCGTCACGCATCTGAAAAAGGTCTTGAAGTAAGTCCTAACTACGACGAAGCGTATTCACAAGGAAACAAACCAGAACTATTAATAATTGTAAACGAAGCATAATCATGAAAAAGACTTTACTATTTATCGCGATGCTATTCGCAGGAATGTTAATCGCAGGAACGATTGACGAACAAACAAGAATCTTAGAACAACAACCAAATCACACAACAAAATGAAAGACACCCCTATTTTTTTTACAAGGTCTGGAAGTTTTAAAGTTCAAGAATTTTTTAACGACCTTGACAACATTAACGATAACTTTTTAAACACAAAACAAGAAAACAAAATGAAAGTAGAACTAATTCAAAAGACGACGTTGACCGATATGTATTACGTCATCAAAGTAAATGGAGAGTTTCATATGAGTTACAACATCTTGGAAGATGCAAAGAATGCATACGACCGAATCAAGTCAGCGACACCACGCGAAGAAATAATTGAATCAAAAGAAATCTAAAACCCAAAAATCAAATGAACAATGAAAGAGCCAATTTTTACAAATCAATTTTTCTCTTTGAAGAAGAAGTACAAATTCTTATTGACGGAATCATTACCGCACAAAATTACTACGGTAATCAGAAGAATGGGTCAACCTCTAGGGATCAATTGTGCGACCAACGAATTGCAGAACTTGAACGAGTATTCCTCAAGGTTACTACTTCGTCTTGGAAAGAACTACCAGAGCCAACAAAAGAAATCTAACTTTATTTGTGTTTCATCTTGCGCGAACGCGTACAACCTAACGCACAACGAGATTGCAGCAAACATCGAGAAATGTCAAAAACTTTCGGAAGCGCGTTGGAACGATCAACTAATTGAATACATTTGTAACCACTAAAAATCAAATCAATATGTACAATCCAAAAATCACTTATCACTTTTCAATGGACGACATCGAGCGTCTGAACCAAGAAATCAAAGTAATTGCACGAAACTTCGAACACGAGAACGGTTGGTTTCACGAGAACGAAGGTCGCCAGTTCACCGACGAAAAAGGAAATATCTTCGACTTCGACGTACTTGGTCGTTTCTTCCGCAAAGATGAACCACTATTCGACATTCACTACGTTAGATTGAAGAAGGATGGAATCACTTTCGAGTTCGACTACCGAATCTTTCAAGACCATATCTAAAATGGGTTATTACAAGCGAATAAGCGAGGAAGAGCAGATGTCAGCCAACGAATGGTTCTGGCAAAATGAAGAAGCGAAACTCGCAAACAAATTAGAAATATATATAAATCAACAACAAATAAACAACAACACAATGAGCATCATCGCCCAAAACAACAACAACAACAGCGGAGGACAGACAGTACCCGCAGGAACGCACGTAGCACGTTGCTACCAAATCATTCACATTGGAACAATTGTCGACACCTATCAAGGCGAAGAAAAGTTAGTGAACAAGGTTCGCTTAGTATTCGAACTACCATTGGAAACAGCCGACTTTGGCAAAGGTGAACAACCGTTCTCAATCGGTCGTGACTTTACTTTATCGATGCACGAAAAGAGTGGCTTACGCGCTTTCGTTCAATCGTGGCTTGGAAAGGCAATGAGCGACGGAGAAGCGAACAAATTCGACATTGGTACTTTGTTAGGTAAGGAAGCAATGGTTAGCGTAATGCACCGCACAGCGAACACAGGGCGCACCTACGCAGACTTGAAAGGAGCGTCGCCACTTACGAAGGGAATGACTTGTCCACCACAGGTAAACGCAGCGTTTCTTTTAGATTACGACAGCGAAGACTTTGACCTTAGATTCAAGATGCTTCCAGAGTGGTTGCAAAACAAAGTGAGTTCATCGGCTGAGTTCAGCAAACGTTTGGATCGTGCAGCCGACCAAATGAACAAGGCGAAGGCAATGCTCGAAAAAAGCGGGTTAGTTCAACCAACGCAAGAAGACGAAGACGAATTGCCATTCTAAATGAATAATGGGGGTTATAACATACATTAACCCCTATTTTTTAACTTAATGAATAATAAACCATACAATTAAAAACAAAATGAAAACAAGAAAAGCATTTGACATTAACAGACTTCGTGAATTTTGCAGATTAGTAAACGAAGGACAAACACCAGTTGAAGCCTTAGCAAATTTGAACACTTGCATTGCTTACGCAACACCTCTAAAAACTGCAGGTTTATATTGGAAAGAAAAAGACGGAACGTTTAAAGCGGTTGAACGTATTCGTGCGGAGCGTTACGATTTGTTTTTAGCTGAGAGAAAAAAATATAACAAAACAAATTGGGATCGTCAAGTTCAAAAGCAAAGACAAACAAATCTTTTTAATCAACCTAAACCCAAACAGCCAATAGCGCAAAAGGTGAAAGCAAAACAACCTCAATTGAACTTCATTCAACGCGTGGTAAAATCTCTTTTTAATCTGTAACAAAATGAAAAAATTAGTATCACTTGAAAAGCGCGTTGAGAATCTGCTCAAAAAATACAAGACGCTTCGAAACAACAACAAAGCTTTGTGTGTCAAAGTTTGGGAACAACAGTTCGAAGAAAGAAAAGACATCACAAGTAATTTCTTTGCTATGTACGAAAGCGGAAAGTACGTTAGTGCTGACAACATCACACGAATTGCACGATTGATTAAGGAACATAACCCAGAACTACGCGGAACAAACCACGCTACCAATAAGAAGAAAGAGCAACTAATTAAACCACTATTAAAACGATGAAAACACCAATTGATATTTTGAGAGATAAGTATTTTACAACAGGAAAACTTCACGAAAGTGATTTTACAGAAGCTGATTTAAAATTTGAAATAGAAATTAAATTAGCTGTACAAGAAGGTCATAATGTATTACATACTAATAACAGTTATAAATATTGTGGCTATGATTATTTCGTTTCAAGATTTGGAGGATTTTTCAAATGAACAAAGCAATCTACAAAACACCATTCGGTCGACTTGTAAAAAGTCAATTCAAGACGATGCACAACTTTAAGAACGTTCTTCGAATCAGCGATCCAACAGCAAGACTTTACGTCGCACATCCAGAGCGTATGCGAATCAAAGACTTCAACAATATTTGTCTGCACACAGGGCTTTCAAGAGAAGAAGTATTCAGCACATTTACACCTACAATTTTAATAAACGAAGAAAATGATTGAGAAAGAAACAATAAGCAAACGAGAGTATTTTGCGCTTCATATTTTGAACGGTTTAATGTCCAACGACAATAGTTCCGAATACAACATGGAACAATTAACATCTGGAGCAGTAGGAATTGCAGACGCATTAATTAAAAAACTAAACGAAACAAAATGACTAACGAACAAATTAGACAGCAAATAGTAGATATGATTCCTTTTGCACACATGGAAAGATTTGAAACACTATGGACAATGCTTACTCCGAAATATGAACGTTTGAGCAGCGAACAAATCAAACAACAACAGGAACTCGAAAACGAGCGTGAAATATTCTGGAGCGCACTTGAAGACGTTGTTTGTAGCGTAGTGGGTATTCAGTCTCAAATGCTTTACACCCCAATAAGAAGACGCGAGATAGTGACAGCACGACAAATTATTTTCTTCCTTATCCGTCCTTGTTACTTTCAGTCTTTTGAATCAATTGGTAAGCACTACGGAAAGGATCACGCGACCGTGATGCACGGAATCAAACAAGCAACGTGGCAGATTGAATGCGACAAAGCCTACGCAGCAACCGTTGAACGTATCTGTGAATTGATGAACGCGATGGGTTATGCTAAACCTATTAAATTTTTCACTAAGTTTGTTGAACACTTACAGCATCAAAAACAACTTGAAGCAAAAAGAAAAGCTAAATTAAAATAAACCTTAAAATCAAAAATGTATGAGCGACTATTGCCGTTATTGCGATTCAGACCAAATTGAAGAACGCATTTCAGAAATCAAAAGAACAAACAGAAAATATCGTGACTGGGACGACAGCGACGTGCAGGAACTATTCGAAGACGAAATCGGTCTTTGTTATGAATGCACACGCGAGGAAGATGCAGACGATTACAAAGGGGAGGGTTGGGGATGATACCATTTCACAAATCAATCAAATGTTACCGTTTGTTCTACGGATACAAACAGGAATACCTCGCGTACAAATTAGGAATCGAACAATCGAATTATTGCCTTCGCGAAAATGGAACAACCAATTTCAAGGACCACGAAATTGAAATACTAAAAGAACTTTTTAAAATAGAAATCAGAGAGGAGAAAATATGAAAAATGAACAAACCGCCGTTGAGTGGTTTCAAGAACAAATAATTAAAATTGTTAATGGAACTTGTGAACTCTCAGAAATTGAAATATTTGAAAAAGCAAAACAAATGGAAAAGGAACAGATTGCAAAAGCGTCTGGAGAATTTTGGTTTGATTAAAAAATAAACAATGATGCTAATACTACAACTAAAAAAGAGAATCGAGATTCTCGAAGCGCAAGTTCAAGAACTATTGAAAGCGCAAACACAACCCGCTCAACTTCCAGCACCAACAAAAGAAAAAAAGACAGCGTTCGTTAAACCAACGGTTGTCGAAATCTACGAATACGCTTGTGAGAAACTAAGCAACGACGACGCGTTGAAGTTTACCGAGAAATTCCACGCACACTACGAAGCAAACGGTTGGAAGGTAGGACGCAACCCGATGAAAGACTGGAAGGCTGCCGTTCGTAAATGGGATTTAAGTACATTCGTAACTACAAACCAAAACACAAAAATCAAAAATGGAAAATTCGATTCAGACGCTGCGCAACGCATATACAACGACGCTCACAATTACACAAAGGGTTGACAAAGCAGAACGCGAAAGCGCATTTGTAGCCGACTATGACCTCCCTGCGTTTGTTAAGTTATGCTCAAAGGTCTGTGCTATGTACGGAATAGCGTTACCAGAAGCGCAACTACTCCAGATGCTGCACGAGTTCATTGGTAAACACTTTCGGTGGGTTACATTCGAACACTTCAATCTCGCATTTGAATTGAACGCAGCAAATGAACTGTCAAAAAAATGCGAACACTTCGGAGCGTTAAGCGTGTCTTTTATAGGCGACGTACTAACACACTACAAACCACACAGAGACAAAGCGAATCTACAAATTCAGCGTGAAATAGCGCAATCAATTGAGGAAAAATCACAATTAATAAAGGAGAATGAAATGGCGGTAAACGACGACAGCTGGAGACGAATGTTGAAAGAGGACATAGACAGCTTCAAACAAGGCAAATACACGACGTTAGAATTGCGCGGAGTGTCAATGATGCGTTGGCTCGAAGAAAGTAAACGCATAACCGCTGAAACTTTTACAGACGACGAATACAACCTTTGCAAAGCGAAGGCAAGAAAGACAGTCTTCAATGAACAGCAACTAAGCAAAGGAATGGTTGAGCGAATGAGTGACCGCAAACGTCAATTGCTGAAAGAATCAATTCAGTTCGAAGGGTTGCGTGAACTTTACAAACTTTATTTAAAAAAGCAAACTTTAGCGTAAAATTATTATCTTAGCACAATGAATAAATACTTTACACTTTTAAAGTCAATTCTAGATAACGGCGAATTGCAAAAAAATAAAAAAGGCGATATTAAATTTTTGATTAATCAATCTATTTCTTTAAATGAAAATGAGATTCTAGATCTTTTCAATGAATACAAAGTTGCCTCAAAAAAATTACAAATTGAATTAGACTTGTATATGCAAGGCGAAGACAATATTGAAAAGTATAAAGAGCATGGAATACATTGGTGGGATTATTGCTTGCCAAAATTTGTAGGATCATACCCACAATATTTTAAAAAGTTACCTAAGCTAATTGAAAAAATAAATTTAGAAAAGCGTAATTCAAAAAATTATGTTTTGTTTATAGGCGATTCAGAAGCAGAAACAAATCAGCTTCCTTGTTTATCCCTTATTCAATTTCAAATTTGCAATAACAAATTAGATCTTACTGTTTATCAAAGAAGTGCTGACAGCAATCTAGGACTTCCATCTGACATTTATCAAATGTATGTTCTTTCAAAAAAAGTAGATCTTCCTTTGAATAGCATTACTTTTTTTATTGGCAATGCTCATATCTATGCAAACAACATAGAGGAGACCAAAAACGTAATTAATAATCAACCATATAAATTTAATCTAAACACATGAAACAATCCCTTAAACAACGCCTAATGGAGTTAAATACAGAAAACAAATCATTATCTGAAATTTGTGAGCAGCTTTCTGCTGGTCAAGAGAATAAAGTAAACCGCAAATCGGTATCTTGGTATTTAAGTCAAATAAAAAAAGGTAAGTAATTATTTTGCCATATAAACCCGAATACCTGCCGCGTCAGATTGAAGCCTTGAACTACTTAGCGACTGATTCACAAGTTGAACAATTGTTATACGGTGGCGCGGCGGGCGGTGGGAAGACTAAGTTCGGTTGTATGTGGCAGATTCAGCGACGTTTGAAGTACGCAGGAACGCGTTCTCTTATTGGTCGTAGCAAATTAGACACGTTAAAAAAGACGACGCTCAACACTTTCTTTGAAACAGCGCGTGAGTTTGGTTTGGTTGCTGACAAACACTACACATACAACGGACAAACGAACGTGATTAAGTTCTTCAATGGAAGTGAAATTGTATTGAAAGACCTGTTCGCTTACCCTTCAAATCCGAACTTCGATTCACTTGGATCGTTGGAAATTACCGATTATTTTATAGACGAGGTAGCAGAGGTAACAGAGAAAGCCGTGAACATCGTTCACTCTCGTTGCCGTTATAAGTTGAATGAGTTCGGTCTTATTCCCAAAGGCTTCTTATCGTGTAATCCGTCAAAAGGTTGGTTGTACAACGAGTTCTATATGAAGAACAATCGCAACGAACTACCTTCACACCGCGCGTTTGTCCAGGCGTTACCACAAGATAACCCATTCCTTCCTGTTGCTTATATCGAGTCGTTGCGAAGACTTCCAGAGTACGATAGGAAAAGACTTTTAGAAGGCAATTGGGAGTTCGACGACGATAGCGACAAGTTGTTCAACACGGAGAATCTTCTTCGAATGTTCCGCAACGAAGTAATTAACGAAGGAAAGAAATACATAACAGCAGATATTGCGCGTTTTGGTAAGGATAGAACGATTATAATTGTTTGGGAAGGTCTAACTATTATCGATATAATTGAACTCAATCGCGCCGCATTGGACGAAGTTGTGAACAAGATTCGCTTAACCTGTCAACAGCACTCAATTTTACTTCAAGACGTAGTGTGTGACGAGGACGGTGTTGGTGGTGGTGTGGTTGACTTCTTAAAATGTCGAGGGTTCGTCAACGGATCAAAACCAAAACACCCACAATACCAAAATCTGAAAAGCGAATGTTATTACAAACTCGCGCAATACGTTGAAGAAAACAAAGTCACAATCTTATCGAACACACGCAAGGAACAAATTATTCGTGAATTAGAAATGATTAAGCGACACCGCGCAGATGTGGACGGAAAGTTGCAAGTCACACCGAAGGATATAATCAAGAATCGCGAAGGTATTTCTCCAGACGTTGCCGACGCTATAATGATGCGAATGTATTTCGAACTGAATCCAAGTTACGGACAATATGTTGTCGGATAAAATAATTTAGCATACATTTACGAAATGAAAAATACACCACTATACGAGTCTTTAAAAATGACTTAC